GTTGACAAGCTGATCGCAGTTTGCTACACTTATAAAGTATCCAATAGGAGGGATAATGGCTGCAACAAATGAAGAAAGAAAGCGCTACGTCAAGGAATATATTCGTTCCTTGAAAGCGATTGAAGATTGTATTGAACCATACAAGGAGCAGAAGCGAGAGCTACGCTCTGAGTTCCGTGAGAACGGATGGCTCAATACTGACGAGATCCGAGCCGCTGTGAAGGCATACCGTCTTTACAAGGGCAAGGTAAACATTGACGAGGTTGTTGAGAACTTCAACATGTTCTCGGGAGAAGAAGAATGAGAATTCACGATTATCTAACTCGCAACCCAGCACGGCAGCGACTATGGTCGCCGGCTGAAATTGCAAATTATTACGGCTATGAAGTAGAGACTGTTTCTGGTTGGCGCAAAAAGGGCCTTATTCCTTTTGTAGAGCTTATCACCGGTGATTACCGTTATGACTTTGAAAAAGTTCGCGAAGCCATGGAGATTGCACGTGATCGTTGAGTACACAAAGACGCGTGAAAGCGCCTACAGCCCACAGCGCGCCAATCCATCGGACGCTGGACTGGATGTATTCTACTCAGCTATGGATCAGCAAGAGATTATTGCAGTGCACCCCAGCCAGAGCGTGCTAGTGCCGACTGGCTTGCGCTTTGGTGTGCCTCACGGCTATATGCTTGAGGTAAAGAATCGTTCAAGTGTGGCTGCTAAGTTAAACTTGGTGGTCGGCGCTTGTGTGATTGATTCGGGTTACGATGGAGAGGTATTCATTAATGTCCACAACATTGGGCGTGACACTCGTGTTATTCAAGACGGCGATAAAATCGCGCAGCTAGTAATGATACCAGTAGTGCATTTTCAACCGCAAGAGAATATTATGGGGACACTATATGATTACCCTAAAACAATTAGCAATAGGGGCACAGGGGCCCTAGGGAGCACAGATGCCCAAAAGAAAAAGAAAGCACGCTAATAATTATCCAAACTTTATTGGACAGCATAGAGAACTACATTCTTGTTTAAGAAATAAAGATGGATTTATTGTACGTCCAATCAAAAATTTTAATGGTGTCGGTGCAATTAGGTACGAGCTTTTAAATATTAAAGATATTCCCGATATTAAGCCAAATAAATTTGGACGACGGGCCCTCAACGTTAAAGCGTTAAATG